TGCTTCATCTACTTCTTCATCTGATGCTTCGTCGACTTCTTCGTCAGTTGCTTCAAACGCTACTGATTCTTCTTCAGCTTCGTCGTCACCGTCAGCGTCCATATCCATGTCGCCTTCGTCGTCTTCAGCTTCGCCTTCGTCGTCGCCCATCATTTTTTCAAATTCAGCTTTTAGGTCATCTAACGCAACTTCTAGATCGTCAACACGATCTTCTACATCACCTTCAGCATCCATATCCATATCCATATCCATGTCACCGTCTTCTGCGTCACCGTCCATGTCCATGCCCATTTTGTCCATCATGTCATCAGCTGGATCGCCGCCTTCAACTTCAAACTCATCTAAGTTAAAGTCTTCGTTAGTAGCTTCTTCGTTGTCGTCATCATCTGATGCTTCGTCTACTTCTTCGTCAGTAGTTTCGTCTACTTCTTCGTCAGTAGTTTCGTCTACTTCTAGATCTGACTCTAGTAGTCCTTCGTAGATGTCTCTTGATTTTTCAACCACTATTTCGTGGAATAATTCTTCTGCTCCAGCTTTGTCTTCGTTGACTAGCTTTTCGAGCATTTCTTCAAATTTATTACTCGCCATTATTTTCTCCTATAAATTGTTGTACCTATGGTAAGGCTGTCCTTTGTATTTAACGTATATAGAGAAAAGTGTGTAGAAATAGGCTCAAAACGAGCCGTTTTTAAAAAATCAGGCTAAAACAAACCGATTTTTGAACTCTTGAACAGTAATTGTGTTGTAGTTTTCAAGTTTATTTAGTTCCTCTGGACAATAATTATCTGGTGCTATTACCCTTACAAACTCAGTTTTTTCATGTTCTTTTACTACACTAGTTGTTTGTCGTAACCAATTTCCAAAGAATGTAGCACTATCTTGTGACTTTTTGTAGTTAGGAGTATCAGCATATAAGTTATTAAACTTCATACCGTCTTTTAATCCTTTGTAGTCAAAGCCTAGTATATAAATTGTTTTATGTCGATGTTGTGCTGATAACCATAATGCTGTTGGTCCACTTGACCAACCTTTTCCTGGTTGAAAATAATTAAAATGTTGAAGACCTTCGTAGGACTTATTATAATTTGTCCATACTTGATTTTTATGTTGATACATTGATTTATTAATTTCTAAAATCATTTTAACATCAACTGCAACTAAGTAATCTGGTCTAAATGTTCGATACAAAGCATTACATCCATATACCGGACCGTACTTTTTTAGCTCTTCGGGCTCTATGCTTTTTCTACTTAAACCGTTACCTAAAACAAATGCTGTATTTTGATTGTGAGCAAATCTACTTTCGTCTACTATTTCTTGATGTGCAAAGTTTATTGGTTTAGCACGTTTAGCAAACTGTTCTTTTTTGTCGTCAGACATTTTTTCTAAACGTCTAATTTCCATTAACCGTGTTGCTTCTTCTTTTGAATATTTGGTCTTATCTAATTTTGCCATTAAACACCGGCAGCGGCTGCTTGCGCTGCTATTCCATACATCTGTCTAACAAAGTTTAATTCGTCAGCTTTCTCATTTGTATGTAGCTCGCTTGCTTTCCTTGCACGGTTAATTTGGCGTAGGGTAAGTCTTGTCTTTCTTGTATCGTCAAAATTGACAATTGAATCATCATATTCGGGCTCATAGCGATTATCGTCTACAGGCTCAATTGTTTCTTTATCAAAATAAAATAATTCTCTTAATATCATAATACTATTTATATCGTTTGATCAGTTGCTGGCGCTGCGCCTGGAGCTCCTGCAGTGTCACCGCCTGTTGCTGTTTCTGGTGGAGTTGCTTCTGCGCCGATTTCTGGTTCTTCACCTTCGGGTGATATATCCTCTGCTCCACTAATGTCAGCACTAATACCTGCTGAACTAATACCTGCTCCGCGCATTTCTGCACTTGCATCAGATGCTGGTTGATCTAATGTTTCATCATTTTCTTCACGCCACATACGTTCGTTCTCTGCAATTTCTTCTGCACTCATACCTAAGAAACGTTTCATTGCAAAACGATTTGAAATATATGGTATAGCACTCATCTGTGTATATGTTGGTACACGAGCATTGTCTAGTTCTGATTGTCTATATGCAGCAAAGTTTTGTGGTGGTTCAAATTCTAAGTCAAACATTGCTGTGTCAATGTTTACACCTTTCTCTAAAAGATATCTTTTAAATTCTTGGTTAAAGTCTTCTATAATAAGACCTTGTAAACGCTCACAGTAAGTGTTAAAACGTAATTCTTGAATAAATGCTGTACCTACTCTACCATCATTATATGATGAAGTTGCGTCATCACCGCCGGTAGGCAAGTAGCTGCTAGGGATTCGTAAACCGCGTACGAGCTTATTAGTAAAATATCGTAAGTCATCAATTTCTCCGAGATTAGTTCCGCCTGGTAGTGTTTCAACTTTAGATCCTCTACCTTCTGCTGTTTGTGGGAAAAAGTAATCTTCGTTAATTGACAGAGGATTGTAAGAACTGTCTATGACATTTGTGCCTCCACCTGTCGCTGATGGGATCCTTCTTTGATGGATTTCCGTTTTAACACGTTCAACAAATTGCATAGCAAGGTGCGATGGCATGTTACCCACATCAACGTAGAATACTCTGCGCTCAGGCGCACGTTGTACCCGATAGATAATAATCGCATCTTCGAGTAATTCTTTTTGTTTGAATACTTTAAATATTGTTTCTAATAATGAGTTACCAAAAGGAAAGTTATTGTCTAATCCTTCTGACAGACTTAGGTGTAACACATGCTGTGCGTCGACAGCAACTTCGCCTTCTTCAATAGCAAAACGTGAACCTGGTGGTACATTAACACCGCCAGTCATTCCTCTTGCTCCGCCAGTTTGATAACTTGCGCCAGGACTACTTATGTTACCGTTTGTAATATGCGGTGATGTTGCAACCATTTCTTTGAAATTTAAGTTTACATCTTTGATAATGTACTGTTCAGGCTTTTTGCCGTCTGATTCATTTACAATAATACGTGTAAGTTTTGCAGGATCAACATGAAATAATTTTTTCGTTTCTGGATCTCTTAGAAATATTGCGTCACCGTATTTGAATACATTACGGAATGTTCTAAACATACGTGTTTCAAAGTTGTTAATTTTGCACCACTGTTTTAGATATTGACCTAAAATATTAATTTCGTTGTTAGTTGCTGATTTGTTATAATGAAAATTAAAGTTTGTTCCATTTTCGTCATTTTTCTGTGTACAAAATTCAGCAAGGATATCAAGTGCGGCATTTACCTCACTGTCGTTGTCCATTGTGTTATATTGTCCGTAGCGTTCAACTCTATTCGGACTACCTACATATACATCTGGTAAGTAACTTGAATAATTTGATCTTGCAGGGCCTGGTCGACCGTTTGCTCCGCCTCCACTTATTGGTCCGTAACTACCGCTTAGATTATCGCCTGTGGGCACTGGGGTAAAATATTTTTTCCAACTCATATTATGCTCTTCCTAATCCGCTCATTAAATTGCCCGCACTGCGCATTGTTCGAATCTGTTTATTTCCAATATCTTTCTGCATGTTATTTATATTAACTAATTGTAACATGGTTTGGTTCAGAATGTCAAGTTTTTCTTCTACAGATCCGCCCTGTGACATTGTAGCCATAGCGTTTTTAGCCGCTTCTGTCATAGGAGCACCCATAGTTGCCATTTGATCTTGTAATTGCTGTGCCATATCTGGCATTCTGTTCAGCATTGACTTCATATTTGGAATTATTGCGCCATCCATGCTAGGCACAAATGTTTCTGGACCTAGTTCGCCAATTTTGTATGCAACATCTTGGAGTACGCCGCCACCAATTGCTTTTGGTTTTGGAGGTAAATTATCTAAATTTGTTGGAAATTCAGATGTTACTTCTGGATTAAGGTTTCCGTCAAAAAAGTTTGGATCCAGTGCACCGGCAAAAGTACCAATAGCCGCAGTAAGTGTAGCTGCTCCTTTTTCTAATGCCCCTACAAATACGCTGTCAGGACCCATTCCTTTAGCGATATTTTCATTTAATTTTGCAGCACTATTAGCAAGAGCCAACTGTACCTCATTTAAAGATGCTGACATTTCTTGACCAGTAATTCCTCCGCCTTTTTGCGTTTTTGCAATACTAGTTGTTTCTTTTACAATATCTCTAAATGTTCGTACATACGAAGCTGTGTCATTTAAAGGTTCACCTATGTTTCTTGCATGTGCGCTCACCTGGTCGATTATACCGCCTACTTCTTCTAGATTACCAGCTACCATTTGTGCAATAGGATTTACTTTAGCATATGTAGCTATTGTTAATCCTTCAGTGCTGTTAGAAAACGCAATAGATGCTGCTGTTAATTGCTCACCTAATTGTTTAGCTTTTTCTGTTTCGCCATTTTTAATTGCGGCTGCCATTTGACGCCCTAGTTCGCCTGCTTCTTTGTTAGTTGCCATAAATGCTTTGGTGCTTTCGCTCATAGGCACACCTGTTTGAAGTAGGTCATCTACTAAATCTCTTGCTGCTTTTGGAGCGGCTTGTAATGATGTTTGTGCCGCTCTATAAGATTCGCCTGCTCCTTTAATACCTTGTTGCTCTAGCAAACGTAGTTTGGCTTGTGTGGCGCCAGCACGTTGTCTTTCAACTAATTCATCGTTCATCCTGTCTAGATCTTTGCCAGCAACTTTTGCCATAACATCCAAGGACTCTGCCATTTGTAAAGAACTTTGAAGCATAAGCTCTTGGTTCATTGTGCCGTCTTTATTTCTAAATTTAGCATCTCTTCGTTGGAATTCTAAATTCTTTAGAATAAATTCATTTGATTCTTGTAAACTATAACCTAAGTTTTGGAAGCCAGCAATAGTGTCACCTTCCATCATTGCAGAACTTAGTTGTCTAAAACGTTTTATACCACCGGTTACGCCGCCAGCAAAGCCACTAAGCAATTCTGAATTGTTTCCGACCATATTTGCAAAATCACCTAAGGTCATTCTAGTTTCTGCTGCAGACATACGTAGCTCGCCTAGTCTACCTTCAAGACCTGCACCAACTTTAGATAACCCTCTGAATGTATCGTTTGTTTGTTCAAAATACCCAATTACACCCTTCATTTCTTCGGTGAATGCTGCTGCAATAGGTGTACCTGCAGTTAAACCGCCTACGAAATTAGTAACTGAGCCGCCAGCATTGTTAATAGCTTCTGCAGTTTGTCCTAATGCTGCCTTAAAGGGAGAACCTAAAAGTTTTTCTGACGGTGTGGCGTTAAGGCCGCCGCTACTACTGCCCCCATAATTATTTGTGGTTCTTCCGTTTTTGGCATCGTTTTGAATCCTGGTTGAAGTGGCTATACCTTCTCGGATACCTTGCTGTATAGCACCAGCTATAGTAGTTTGTAATGCTTTTAATTCGTCTTCGGTCATATAATCTAATCCAATTTGCCAAATACTTAACTTTTTACAGTATAAATATTGCTATGTATAATATATTTATCGGAAAAGTAATATGAGTAGTTTTTTACAAGAGTATCAAAGACAGCCAAAACTGTTTATTGACTTACCTAGTCGTGGAAAATGGTATAACGACACTATAATTAAAGATGCTAATTATGAACAACTTCCAGTATTTGGTATGAATGCTATGGATGAAATAATGTTCAAAACACCTGATTCTATGTATTCAGGAGAATCAACAGCTGAAGTAATTCGGAGTTGTATTCCATCAATTTTAGATCCTTGGCAACTAGTAGGATATGATATAGACTATATCCTAATAGCAATACGTATTGCAACATACGGTGATGCTATGCCTGCTGAAACAATATGTCCGTTTTGTGCAACTAGAGCTGAAAATGAAATAAGTCTTACAAAAATGTTAAGTGGATTTGCAAATTATGAAACTGATTTTACATTTGATTTAAACAATTTCACATTTCATCTAAGTCCTATTACATACAAGGCTAACACAGAATTCAGTTTAGAACAGTATCAAAACGAAAGAGCAATGTTTCAAATTGATAAACTAACTGATGAACAAATGGATTTTAAACAAAAGGATATTGAGCTTAAAAAATTATATGCTCATGGTTCAGATATAAATGTAAGAATGGCAATTTCTTATATTACATTAGTATCAAGAGATGGTCAGACTGAATCTGATTTAGCAGCAATCTCTAAGTTTATTACTGAAAATGATGCAGAATTTTTTCAAGAATTAAAAGAAAAAATATCTGAACTTACTTATAAGTGGAACTTGCCGTTGTTGAATGTTACTTGCCCAGGAGAAGAATGTGGTAAAGAATATAAATCAGCAGTTAATGTGGACTATTCAAGTTTTTTCGGAACCAGATTCTTACGCTCGAGGAATCTGATATCATCCAACTGAGCGATGATTTCGAATTAGAAATCAAAAGGATAAAAGACAATAGATATAGATTAGGTTGGTACATGCGTGGTGCATTTAGCTATCACGATCTCATGTATAAAATATCTAATGACGATTTGGAAGTTATGAACAATATTGTTAAAGATAACATTGAAGCTACCGAAAAAACTAAACTGCCTTTGATTTAGGTTGATTTATCTTCTTTGTCTGCTTTAACAATAGTTTTAGCACCAAGTATTGCTAATTTTTTAAGCTCATCTGGTAAATCATCTAATTTAATTTTCTTTGATTTTTCTTCTTGTACAACACCAGACAATTCCATAATTCTATTCAACTCACTATGGTCCTTGTGATCAAATACATCTTTTACCTTGTTGATGACAGCTCCAACAGGCTGATTTAACCCTAAACCAGAATTGATCCCTGGTATTGCGGCAGGACTCATCCAGACCTTTAATGGGTCCCTGTGTAATCCCATTACATAATTAATAAAAGTTTGTTCAGCGCCAGCTTCTCTAAGAGCGTCTGCTAGATTGTCTGGACTTAGCCAAGTAGTTCCTAGTTTATTCTTTGTGTAATCATATATGCTTACTTCTAATCCTATCATTGCGCCAACTGATTCCATTTTGCAAACCATCATTGAACCTTCATAAGTACCATATGCCACAACTGCGCCAGCAAATACAGCCCAAACTCCCGTCAGTGGAGCTGCGGCGCCACCTGTTAGGAAAGATGCAGCTGCTGTTATTGCCCCGGCTCCAACTAGCATTCCAACAGATCCAAATGCCAGCCCAATAGAGCCTACCATTAGATCTGTAGTTTCGGTTATAAGTTGCTGTCTTATTTTTTTCA